GCCAGTATTAACTGGTCCGACCGCCCTCTAGAAGGGCAATCTCCACCCAAGTTTCAATGCAGTCGACTTGGGGCGACCAAAACGCTCCAAGTGCTGCTCGGAACCGGCGGGAGGCGAAGCCCGCAGGGTGTGATCGACGACTTCTACATCGTCGTCACTGTCGGATGCACGCCAGGGGACTTTACCCCTTAAACTAGCGTGCGTGTCCAACTTGAGCAAACACTTGAGAAGGGCACCAGTCCCACCGAGCGGATCGCTCGGGGGTTTGGCCTCCACTACATAGCCCTTGACAAGGGGGCTATGGAGGCTCGGGTGGACTCTCTCGGCTTGGAAACCGAGGACAGTCTCCCGGCCCAACACTGCCGAGGTAGGCAGGACGTCCGGAAAGTAAGTTATAACCTTCCGGATTTTCTCGTCCAACCAACGACAGGTCTCCCAGTAACCACTCCAATAGAGTTGGTTCCGGAGAGACACAATCGATTCAACAGCAGTCGCATCTTGCAGTGATGTCGGAAAAGCTTGCCGGACACGGACAATGCTAACGTCCTGCCCATTAAAGAACTCCCGACCACAAGATTCCCTGAACTTTCCAGTCCAGAAACTCTTGTCCGGACCAACTCGAGCACCGAAATGTTCGAGCGTCCGTATCACTGTATGCACGTGATCTACAGGAACAATTAGATCGTCCCCATAGACGCGCACCGACCCGACAAAACGTTTCAAATCTTGTCGGCAAAGTGTTTCGTTGAGCGACCTCTGGATCCCTAGAAAGATCAATGTCGTGAAGACCATCGCCTCTACGGGGAAGCAGAGTGCTGAACCCATCGACGCGTACTTACTCAGGCGAATAACTCGCCCGTCTGGTACGACAGCCCGTCGGGAACGTGTCGAGTCAACGGCCGCCAACAAGTGGGGCCACGGCTCTAGCATTGCCCTAACGAGCTGATTGGAAACTCTATCGGATGCGTCACTCAAATCGAGTGTAGCGGTTCGGTTATCAATCGAACCACTTCGTGCCAGTTCCTGATTAGGGACCTGGTCGTCGAATCCGATAAGGTGCGGAAGCAGTTCATCTCTTCCGTACCACCCGAGAAAACTGCTCAGGAGAC